AACACGTGGATGTGCAAGCTTCCCAATGAGGTGCGTTCAAACACCAGCAACAGGGAGAGTTCCCTTGAATAAGGAAGGTGAACCATGAGCTTTTGTACACTCTGCTTCATGCCCGGCCTTCCTCATTTCTTCCAGCATAAACAGCATCTTCCCTGTCCAGAATGCCGTAATCAAAAACCCTGGCCCTTTCCTCAAGCTTGTTTCTGAGACGGCACAACCGGGAAGTGAGGTCTTGGGCGGTTGGCATAGGTGCGTCTGGCACAGGCACACCTACATCACTCCTGTCTGCTGCTGCGGCAGCCTCTTGCGGGGGAGTGAAACGGTCATCTTCATCGGGGAGGGTCGCCAGATACGTCGGCTTCCCCCAGATAAACTCGGTACCAGGGCGGCGCGTGAGGCCGCCTGACGGCAAGATCATCCAATTGATGATTTTCTTCGCCCCGTTCTGGTACAGAGGCAAGTCCGCCCGTCCTTCGATGGTGGGCGTTAGCTCCCCCGCTGCAAAGGACGACTTCATCCCATAAACCCAATTGGGGGATTCGGTACCCATGCTGTTTATTTCCTTATGTTCATGACACCCTTAGAAAGACCGATAAGCATTTTGGATAAACCCTTCCAGGCGCACTTGCCGCTTGCACTCTTCCAGTTTTTTCATGTATTGGAGGCGCAAGCCGTCAGCAAAGGCCGCATCTGACTGAAGCGAATAGGCCACGTTCGCTGCTAGGCTGAAGCTGGCAAGCGTCGCATAGGAATCTGGCACGAGGCTTTCATTCTTGCTGGCGTCCAATAAATCAATTGGGAAGTAGGATACCCGCGCTTCTTTTCCCCGCTTACCCATGATTTCGGACAGCATGACGCTGGACTGGTAAAAACAGGCGTCGATCTTGCCGCCTTTGACCCACAGGTGGTTTCTGGCATCGATATACCATTCCCGCTCCTGGGACGGCGCGATGACAAGAACCCGCTGGCAGTCATTGATGAGGCTTTGACGTTCCCAAGGCACCCCATCCTCCCGCAGTTTAACCTTTTCAAATTCTAGCGGGTTGTTAGGAACATACCCTCTGAATTCCGCAATAGAAAAAGGCCATGGGCAAGAAGTGTACGCTTCTTCCATGGCCGATTCGATAAACGTATGAGAAAGCTTCTCGGCGCGAGTGGCCGTCGATGCCCTGGATACGCCCATCTCAACGCCCAAGATGGCGCACGCCTTATGGATGATATCAAGCGCAATATCGGTAGCCATAACCTCTCCCTGGGTTGCTGATGACTTTAGGTAAACAGGTTACGCACCGCCCCGTTACAGGCATTTGCGTCTGCCCCGTTACCTGCCAGGAGGGGCAATCCTGCATGGTCTGCCGCCACGTAAGGTGTTGCACACTTGATGCACACCACCCCTTTGTCCTCCATGCGCACAGCCCCTACGGAATCGGATACATAAATGCTGTGGGCATAGTGGTTCAGGGGCAATTCATCGATGCGCGTAATGAACGCCCCCTTGACCCGCCCGAAGGTTACAGCCGATTCCGCAAATGCATAACAATCCCGGAAAACGTAAGGCGGGGTCAGGTTCGCTAAACCCCCAGCGGCAAGGCCAATGCGGGCGGGTAGCATATCTGTCAGGATAAACGTAAAGCCCATAAATGCATTGATGTCCCCCGACACCAGGGCGCGAACCGTATTAAAATCAATGCTGGTCACGGACGTATCGGCCAGCAAGTCTGTAATCTGCTCAACCGTACAGAGAAAATAAAACTTTTCCCCCTGGGAGGGGTAAGCCCGCTTCAACCGCTGCCGCGCGGCCATAAGCTTTTTAAGCGTCAGTTTCGAGGCGATGCGGTTCGCACTTTGCGTCGCGGGGTCGGCTCCCATGATGACCGATGTGACAGGCTCATTTACTTCGTCGATAGGGTCGCCGTTTGCGGCGGCTGCCCCAATGTCCAATGTTGCGCCCAGGTGGATGATGTTGCTGGCCGTCAAAAAGGGGAATTCCAGGTCAAGGCCGTTTTGCGCCGCATTGACCTTTTTACCCGGAACCGTCCGGCCAAAGGCGGCGATGATCTTCCTGTCCCAATCCCGCCCCATGGCATTTGCCGCAAGCTTTACGTACTTGCTCTTGGGGTCAATCAGCATATTGAGGTTATCACCCCGGTCAAGGCACGCATTCCAGTAAATCATCTGCGCGTTTAACTGGCGGCGTTCCAGGGACACTTGCCGGATTTGCACCTGGTCAGCAATGTTGTAGCCCACATTGTCCGCCCCGAACGCGACAGCATTACCACCAGCATTGACATGAGACCGCTGCAAGGCTTCCGCTGTGCCAAGGGTTGTAAAATGCTCGACTTCATGCTCCATCAATTCATTTTGGACGAGCTTGTGCAAAATAGACCCCTCCTGCTGAAGGGACATCTTTAAATTGGCGTTAAATTGCTCCCGGATGGCGGGAAGTTGTTGAATAGACATGAGGATAGCTCCTGTAAAAACATGAAAAATAGCTCAAAGACACTTGTGTCACATAAATCTTCGAGACTTCTTCTATGTCTTTCCAGGTGAGTTATCCGTTTAGGCACTGTGTCTTGACACACGCGCCATGGGCTACAGGAAAAGATTATATATCCGATGTCTGTTGGTTAAGGGTTGACCCCCTGCAAACGACTTCGTGGAGCTTGTTCATCCGCTTGATGGCCTCACGGCGTTTCTCCACATCGTTTCCCCTATAGTCTACCTGAAAACCCTCGTCTGTTTCAAGTCTTTTGATCTCGTCCAGGGCAGCTTGCCGGGCGGTAGACAAGGGGGGAGAATCTCCCGTCACCAGGCGGTCAGAGGCGAGTTTTTCGCCAACGCTGCTTAAAAACTGCACAAGGGCAGGGTGATAGTTGGTATGCTCTACCAACGCTGCCACCTCTTTCCCGCCGCCAAACTGACCTAAAGCCGCCTTGATATGATTAATCTTCACATCCAGCTGGTCGCCAAACGCCTTGCCTAAAACAGCCAGGTTCTCCGCCCGCGCCGTTTCCTCCCGTGTCTTGGCTTCGGCTTCCATTTGGGCAGAAAGATCAGCCATGTGGGTCAACATTTTTTCCCCCTGCTTGCGGGTAAGGCCGCTGGCATGGAGGATGTCTTCATAACGGGCAAGGGTCGCTTCTTCATCTTCTCCAACGGCTAAGTTATCGGGGCGGTACCGCTTGTCATCTGGTCGCCCCAGCTTTTTGTAAAAAGCGTCCCATTCCGCTTCGGGCGCATCCTCTTTCGGAATGGCAACCCGGCTGCTGAAGGTTTTCTCGCCTTCCAGGTAAGACTTGGCAAGGCTTTCCACATCCTTGAACTTGGCCAGCGACGGTACATTCTTTAACCCATCCGGCAGGGCATCCCGCCAATTGGCGACGCTTGTGTCAGTGACACTTGTGTCGGTGACATCCGTGTCTGGAACCCTCGTGTCAGTGAGGCTTGCGTCAGGAGTATCTATGCCTGAAGGTTCAGAAGTTTCTTTTGCTGCCGCAATGGTGGTTTCAATCGAAGACGTTAAATTCAGTTGTTCCGTCATCAGGGCTTCCTCCTCTGGTGTTGATAGGGTTTGGGTTCAGTAACCGGATAATTTCAAGGGCAAGGGCGCGTTTCCCTTCATTAAAGGCCGTGCTTAATGGCGTCTCCCCTGTAAAGCTGACCGTGTGCAAAAGCCCCCGTTGGGCGATGTCCGCCAGGACAATTTTGCCCTGCTCGGATAAAAAGACATCCCGATAGGCTTTGCCCATCCTTTCCAGGTCGTAAGCTTCCATACGGGCATCGTTGTGCTGATGGCGTGTGTGAGGATACATAAGCTTGTCAAAATCTAAGGTCATCGTGCGCCTCCAACCTGTAGGTTTCCCTGGGATTGTGCGCCTTGCCCCCGCGAAGGCGGGGGTTGCATTTCTTGGATTTGCATCGCCCGTTTCTGCTGCACCTGGATTTTCTCTTCTTCCGTGTTCATGATCCCTTCAGGAACCCCCTTGAGGTCAACAAACAGCCGTAACACCCTGTCCCAATTCAGGTTGTCGTAAATCTCAGGGTAGATGTTCGGGATGCCGGAGCGTTGCAGGAAGCCCAAGACCGCTTCCGTGCTATTGTAGGCTGCGGATTTCTGCGCCCTTGAAAGCGGGGAAAGATACTGGATATCAATATCTGGCAAGTTGCCCGGTTGTCCCTTTACTCCACGGATGCGGCCATATTTGCCTAAAATATGGTAGACCGCCAGGATGAGAGGGTTTAAAAACTCCGTTTCAATCCGTCCCACAATTGCCCCCATCAGGCGCATTTGCTCTTCGGAACGCATCTGGACTTCTGCTGCCGTCATCTCTTTCGATTCCTTGCCGATGCGAAAGATATCCATATAAAAAGCCTTCATGATCGCATCCCGGCATTGCGCCATCTCTTCAAAAGAGATTTCCACATTTTCCATCGGTGAGACATTTCTGATGGGGTCAGCAATGCCGTTGCGGTAAAAGTTGATTGACCCTGGCGTAATGGAAAGGGGTAAATGGTAGCCGTTTTCTGGCACCAGCAATGGCGGGTTCAAGGCTTTTTGCATGATCTTGATATGGTCTTGGCGCAACGTGTTCAGCAACTTGATATCTGGCATCACATGTCCGCCAGGGGCGGAGCCATACCCGTCCGAGCCTTGCACCATCCATCGCGCCACCAGATACGGGAAATAATCATAACCCCCTTCCGCAACCAGCCGTGCATTCCCAAAATCGATATACACCGATTCATAAGGAAACCCTTTCTTTGTCTCAGCTTTATGGACAATGTGAAGGATTTCGACAGCTTCATCCTGCTTGTTTTCCAGGATCATTTTTTGAAACACCGCATCATCCGGCCATTTATCTGCCGCGTTGCGGGCAGACAGCGAAAAGAACCGATGCAGGGATTCCACACGGCCAAATTGGTTCTGCTCAACAAAGCATTCGTTCAGGTCAAGGGAACGGAAGAACATCAGGTTCGGAAGTTCTGAAGCTTCCTCTATATAAAACACCCCTGTCCCTCGTCCTGTGAGATTCAGGAAAAACTCGTGAACCTGATTGTAAAAATTACTTACAGGGTCAGAAAAGACGGTATTAATCTCCGCTTCTGTTTCATCCCGCCAAACTTTCAGGTCAGAATCATCAACGGGAGAAATTTGACGGGAGACAATGGTACTTGTACCAATGACATTGCCAGTACGGGCAGAACCTTTGCGGGTTACATCCAGATTAAACCAGGGATAAGACCGATTGACGAGCAGCATTTGAAGGCCGGACGCCAGTTGCTCCCGGCACCAGATCGCCGTTGAGTCAAAAATCATCTTTGTGGCTTTGAGAGCGTTTTGAGGGCAGACAAAGCGGTCAATATCTGCCCATATCCCTTCCCATGGCTGCCGCTTGCGTTTCAGGGTCTCAAAATGCTCCGTTAGCTTTTTAATCCGGTTAGCGTCCATAGGGTAATCCTCCTGAACGGGGCAGGGGTAGTGCGTTTAAGCTTCCCCTTCTTGCTCTCCCCTTCTTGTTTTCATTTGCTTTTGACTTCAAAAGCGTGCCAAAAGTTTGCATCAACTGTGGATTTAACAGGGAGCGGTTCGGGGATCTCGCCGTATTTCCAGGTAAAATGCCTAAGTTCGCGATATCTTCCGAAGACCGGATTTTGCCCAACGCTTCACTGAGGTGGGGCAGTTCCGCCAGCGTGGGCAAGGTCGGCATCTCAAAATGTTTGATGGATTGCGCCAGCTCTCCAAATTCTGGCATCTTGATTTTGGTGTCAAACACGCGGGATTTAAAATCAACGCGGTTCAAGGGCGTCTTGATCCAGTCAGGGATGCCTCCCGCCCGGTAATCTTCGGCTGAAAACTCTTCATCCACCCCAAACCGTTGCAAGTTCTTCTGGATGTCGCTCTTCACGCTGTTTAATGTCCCAAACACGCTGAGTCCTGCCGCCAGCCCTTTCAGGCCGCTTCCCAGCCCCAGAGCTGAACCCGCCCCCAGTGTTGCCAACCCTGCCAGTCCCCCTTTGATCAGGGCAGACCGCCCCGCCCTTTCCTGATACCGTTGCGCGTGGGATTGAACGTCCTGCTGCAAGGCATTCAGGCGGCTGACAAGCTGGTTTTGCCAGGCGTTCGTCCCCGTCAGTTCTTTTTGCAAGGCTTCCGCTTCTCCCTTTTTGGCGGCATAGCTCTGTTCAAGGCTGGCGACTTTTTCCTGGAAATCCTTCAGACCTTGCGTTTGCGCCTGAAACGCTTCCTGGTCTTCCGCAAACTTTTTGAGTTCGGGTTCAAGGATATTCTGGTAGGTATTGATATACTGTTTCTTACGCTCAAGTTTCTCCTGCCCCCGCCGGATGTCCCGCCCTTCCGCATCGAGGTCAGCATAGCTTTTTTGGAGGCTATTGAGTTCGAGGGCAATCTTCCGGTGGGCTTCTGATAATCCGGCATGTCTGGATTTCACCATACTTTCTGTTTGTTTGTGTAAAGGCTCCAACGCCTTTACCATCTTCTCGTGCCGCAAGAAAAGTTCAGGGGATGTTTCCCTGGATAGCCCTTTAAGCCTTTCTTTGCTTGCTTCCGCTTCCCGGAACTTATTCTGGTATTGCTCCACGAGGGTCTGGATTTCTGCGCCATCGAGATTCTGTGACCCTTCTGCAAGGTCTCTCATTTTTTGCTCCAAAGGGGCTGCCCTTTCCGCCAGCCTTGCGCTTCGCTCTTCGAGCTGGCTTTTGTGGCTCAGAAGCTCAGAACCCCTGGCCTCTATCTCGCCCACGGTTTTGCTATAGTGCTGACCTAGGCTTTTTAGGTGGCTTTCTTCAGATTCAAGCCGCCTCAGTTTGGCTTTATAGTCCCGGTGGAGGGATTGCTGCTGCCTGTCCAGGCCGGAAAGTTGCTCCAGCATCTCTTGCAGCCGTTTTTGTTGGGCGGTGCTTTGCGCATTGGCACGGGCAAGGGTCGCCTTCTGCTGCTCAAACTGTTCCATCGCCCCCCGTGCTTTTTGGCGGGAAGCGCGTTCACCCGTAATCCGTTCAATAAAACGGGCAGGTGCCTTTAAAAACCCGAATAACCCCATGTTTTTTCCCTCTCCTAACGATTCAGGTTATGAGATAAATGCTAGCGGAATCGAGAACCGGAGCGGAGCGTACATAAGGTACGTGAGCACCGGAAGCGCAGATGAAGCGACGCAGTTGTCCATAAGCTGAATCGTTACCTTAAAATTCTAAAACGTCATATTCGGAAACTGTCTTCCTTGACTTTAAAGACCTGAATCCTTCGGCCATCTTCTGCCGCATCGCCCCGCTCTTTGCATCCATCGCCATATAGCAAAATGCTTCCGCAATATCGGTGGCGCGTGTGGAACTGGAATGGGTCGTCCGCTTCGAGGCGTCAAACTCATATAGCCCTTGGATACCTGCATGGCATTTGTGGACGTCGATGCGGCAATGCCCCAGGAACTCCCGCGCCTTGCCAATCATTTCTTCCCGCTGGTACCGAAGCCCCAGGTGGAAGGGGTCAAAAGCCAGTTTTTGGGCAATCTCATTACATTGGCTCAAGCGCGTGTCCAGCATCGGCACCTGGCGGCGTCCCATATCGTGCGGCAGCACGTTCTTGCCATACCCGTAAGGGCGCAAGCGCAAATGGTTCAGGTAAAATTCTATGTTTTTGCCGCGGTTGACGAAGAAATCAATGACGTTCACCGATTCCGCTGTTTCCTGGACAAACCAGACCGCTGTATAATCCACGATACCAACATCCCAATAGGTGTTGACCTTGTAGGCAGGATTGTACGGAACATCGGCAATGCGGCCTTCCACTTCTGCCTGTCGAAGCGCACTTCCAAAAGTGCTGCCTTCCTGGATGCCCGTATATTTATAAGCTTCAAAGTCACAATAAAACTCCCGCCGGATTTGGGCTTCCGTCATCCCTTCTGCCCGTAAATCTTCCAGTTGGTCAAGGCGGACAAGGGGTTTACCTTCATGGTCTGCCGTGTCCTCAATGGTGAGGCATTCGACAAAATACCCTGGTCTGTCCAAGCTCTTGCGGTAAATGTCCTCCCCATGGGATTTTTTAGGGTCATCGGAAGGCGTATACAGAAAGAGGAGCCATCCGTTTGACCGCGCCATCATGGGTTGGATGACCGCCAGGAACGCCTTCGGGTTTTGAAAAGAATATTCCGAGAGGACTGCCCCCTTGATGCCCGCGCCCCGCAATCTTGACGGCGCGCTGGCTCCCACAAACTGGATGAGGGAGCCGTTTTTAAACTCGATGCGTAAGTTTGAGGAACTTTGGGAAACCATCAGCCCTGCGGGAATGTAGGACAGGTAAGGCCGCCCCTCTAAAGTCATCCCGTCCCAAATAGTAGTTTTAGCTTGTTCCTCCGTGGGGAAGACATACCAGTACACGCCAGGGTCAGAAAGGGCAGCCGCCGTAATCCAGTTGATTCCCACGATATCCTTGCCCGCCCGTCGGTGCCATACGGCAATTGCCCGCTTCCCCCCGCCTTCCAGGTAGTTCCACAACGGCACCTGGTACGGATACGGGCGCCAGTTCACGGGAAACGACAGGGAGGTGTTGGTAGGCATGCGGGCTTCAATGAAAAGGGTAATAAGTATATGGTATCATAATACCACAAACGAACACCTTTTGCTAGAAATCCTTTCGAGTTAGGGAAAATTTATGAAGGAACGTCTTGAATTGTCATCCTACGTGCTATATATTGTAAAATAAAGGCCATTCAAGTTAGGGATATAGCTTGCGTATTTTTAAAACAAAGTGGTTTGACAAGTTTGCCCGTAAAAATAATATCCATGATTTAATGCTGGTTGAAGCTGTGGAACGTGCTGAGAATGGATTGGTTGACGCAAACCTTGGAAACGGCGTCCTAAAACAGCGGATTGCACGGACTGGTGAGGGAAAGTCCAAAGGGCATCGGGCGGTTATTCTCTTACGCAAGGGAGACAGGGCGTTTTTCGTTTATGGGTTCTCGAAAAATGACCGGGACACCTTGCGCCAAGACGAAGAAGAGGATTTTAGAGAGATGGCGGGGCGTTATCTTTCTTTGCCAGAAACTCGCCTCTCTGAATATTTAGCTAAAGGTGATTTTATGGAGGTAAAAAATGGCTAGAGCATATATATACAAAAGTGAAGCTAAGGCGGCTATTCATGAAGCTATGGAAGTTCTTTACAAGGGTGGAGATATAGACAAAAAAACAATGCGCCGCTTTGATGAATCATGCCTGATGCCCATACATCCGTTAACACCGGAAGAAATCCGCGCGATTCGCGAAAAAGAGCATGTCAGCCAGTCCGTGTTTTCCCATTACCTCAATGTGACGACAGGTATCATCAGCCAGTGGGAAAGGGGAGCAAAAAGGCCATCGGGACCTGCTCTCAAGCTTCTGTTGATTGTCGCTAAAAAAGGGCTGTCAGCGATTGCATAGGCAGCTTTAGAACGCGCCTTTAAACAGCTAAGGCGGGCTTTTTATGAAAACTATATCTGCGCTCAGGATAACTTGGAGATATCCTTAAATTGCCGACGCCTATCATTAAAAGGTCTATTGTTATTACAGGGCATGCGACAAGCATTGAAGCTTTACGGGATATGGCGGTTAGCAAAGGCGTAGCCGTTGCTGCTGTAATCCGCCAGATTAACGAAAACCTCACCTCCTCTTAACGCAAAAAACTCTCTAGCGTGATTCGCGAGTTCATCCTGAAGCAGCATATAGGTGCGTCATTTTATTTCTGAATGCATTAAACAATTTCATGTAGAGTGCTACTTCCATATGTCGTGATATAAGCTTTAGTAAAATAAAGAAAGAAATTAAAAATTGTAATAGAAAGGATATTGTTGTTACGATGAAAAGATTATGTTTTCTGTTTGGTATATTGAGTTTTTGGTTGTGGGAAATTAACCTTCTTAAGGCAGCGCAAATAGCTGCAGAAGATAAAAAACTCCTTGGGGTCTACAATGATAATAAAAATAATATTCAATATGAGATTCGAGAAGAAAATGGAATAAAAAAACTAATATTTGAAAACGACCTTTTTTTAAATAAAAATTTAACAATTAAAACATATTTTCCAGTGGTTTTTGATGCTAAGATTCAGTGCTTAGCTTTGTCTGTTAAATATACTAATGAAGATCTTATCGCTAATCAAATTACATGCACAAATTTAAGGTCTATCAGATGTAATATTTTGAGTTTGTTTCATGAAATATACATTGTTAACCTATTTAATGAAAAAACGGGGGAAATTTTTTTGACAGACAAAAAAGTAAATTCATATAGTTACAAAAATATAAAGCTCGATAACTACAAGCTATATAATTATGGAAAGTTTCATAGTGATATTGGATTAAAATTTACTTGGGAAAAAGGCGATCCAAAAAATTCTCTTGTGTACAGAAATGATAAACCGCGCATACATAATGAGGGAATAATTGAATCACCTAACAATATTTATTTGTATGTACCTACATATATTGGACAGAATGGTATTATTAAGACGCCCAGACACAAAAAAATTGTCCTTGATGGAAAACTTCAAGACCAATATCCAGTCTACGCAATTACACAGGTACCTTTGTGTATTTTGGAGAAATATATCCTTCAATTGATTTCATCAGGTCAACTCGGAGAAGAGTGTGCGCGAAGTTATTACCAAAAATTTGGAGCGGTTAGTGAAGATAATATAGGAACATTTAAGGTAAATAATTCCGATAATGGTATAGATATCATATGCTATACTAATTATCATGTTATCGTACATGAATCTAAGAATATTGTCCCATCTTCATTTCAATTGTCCACTTCCACAACAGGAACACAATGTTCAAGGATTTGGCTGGAACCTTATCTGTCCACGATGTCAGATAGGATAAGAGCCGATAAAATAATTATTGATGATGAAAAAGCCAACATTGACCAAGGAGACGATCCGATCATGAAAGGCATTCTGGAACAGAAAAATAAAAATTTAGATTTCTATAAAAAAATTTTAGGAAAACTTAATAATGGTAAACTTAAAAAAAATCTCAAAAATAATAAATTAATGTTAAATGGCAGTTCTATTTATCACGTAAAAACTCCTTTAGAGAAAGCTTTACCATTTTATTATTGTCAAAGAACGATAGATGCTGTCTTTGAATGTGAAGAAAGGAGAGTCCCCAAAAAGAGAGAGGTGACTATAGAATAGAATTTATTTACTTGCTTTGAGTTCAATTTCCCGTTGCTTGGGGCGAGGTCTTTCATTAACACTTACAATTCTATCCTCGCCCTGCAACCTCAAACCGCTTGATCTCAATGGTAGGCATCTCATCTTCTGACCCATCCTTGCGGTATTTCGGGTTGTGGGCCTTCACGTAATCCAGCAGTATTTTATCGTTAAACTTCCGGCTTTTCTTGACAATTTCCCCATGCTCCTCGACAGCTTCCTCAAACCCATTCATGGAACGGTTGCACAACAGTTGTTCGGCTTTCCTGGCAATCAGGATGTGCTGCTGCTCGACCAGGTTACGCAAGACGCCGTCAGCCTTTAAAAGCTCGCTGACATCCAACCACTCGTACCCCAGCAGGTCAGCGGCCAACATATCACCGCCTTGTTTAACGATCTCATTGAGAAAAACAACAATATTCCGTTTGTTCCCAAAAAAATCCAGCGTTTGGGGAGTAACACCATCTACATAGGGGTAAGTTAGCCTCTTAACCTTCTTTTTATCCATGTTATATTCCTCTCAATTCCCCTTTAAACAAACTTAAAAAAGGATGGCTCCCTCTCTAAAGGGTTAATGCTCCCGATTTTTGCACCGCTTTTTCCCCCCTCTACCCCCCAAAAAGCCGCGCATCCCCCCTCCATTTTTGGCGCGAAATCGCTTTTACTGTTATCTATTTGTTAGTTAATTTATCTCAAATAATATTATTATATTGATTTTATTTGATATTTTTGATAAGGACAACTGATACGCAATCACCTTATCTTTTAAAGTTCAAATTTATGGTATTATGATACCACTTAATTCGCGGGCTTCCCACCGAAATTACAATTAACGAACCGGGCTAAGGAACTTCGCCTTTTGAGGGGGTGAATTTTGGAATCGCCGCTTTTGATCTTAAGGGGTATTTTCATTTGAAATATAAAATATAACTTGCTTGCCGCAGAATTGCTAAGATCAGGAGGTTTTTTTTATCAAACACAAAAAAATATCTTGACTGCGCTTTAAGCTACATACTACGGTTCACACCAGCCTGGCTAATAGTTAGCAAGGCGTGGAATCCAAGCGGCTCCAACCACCTGAATCCCACTAACCAGACAAACTAAACAGGAGTTTATCATGGCTACAAAAAACATAGCCCAAGCCGAGGACCATCTCAAGGTCTCACAAATAGAAAAACCAACATATGAAGTGGCCTATAGGCGTTGCATGGACGATCCTTCAGTTAGCTATCTTTTTAAGGAAGTTCTTGAAAAATATAATAGCCACGATCCCGTGAATGCTTTAAATGACGCCGAAATGTTAGTTGCTGCCATGAGATTAAAGCTTGGGTGCCCAGCCCCAGGCCTTAGAAAAAACTTTTAAGGTAGCGTGCCTCACGAGGCCAATAAATTACTTAATATATGGGCATTTTTTGCAAGTGGTTATTGAGCAATATATGCAGGGGCAATCTTAACCTTGCACAACTCTCCAAACCTCTTGACGCTGTATGCCCTTAATTTTACCTCCTTGTGGTAAACGGATCAGCCATCGGTGATCTTCCAGGATGCGGACGATTTTATGGGCTGTGCTTTTATCTTTAATTGCATGGATGGATTTTTGGTAAATATCTGGTAAGGAAATGATAGGATAGTCCCATTTGAGATGAAGCCAGGACAATAATTTTACCGCCAATTGTAAATCTGGTGGGATTTGGCATCCGCCCGTCAAACGTAATGCTTCTGAGGCATAGTATGTGGCTAATGTTATTCCCTGTTCGAGAGTGTCGAGGTCAATCTGCGTTGCTTGGATATTTTCCGCAAGGGCCAGAACGCCCGCCATCCTTGCCGCATGTTCAGGAAGTTTGTTGGCCAAGCCCCTGATCGGTTCCAGTTCACCGCCTTCAACCATCGACCTTTCAACATCATCATGGAACCTGATCCAGGTTTTTGCCGCTGTTTGCGTAAGCTTTAGGCAAGGGAGATCCAGTTCATTTTGTTTTCCTTGGGCTAATGGCATCGGCAATTCTAAAATGTCCCTGAAATGGTCCGTATAATTGGCAAGAATCTGGTCTGTTTCAAAAGGCGCTTGTTGGTACAGCCGTGTTCCAGCAGCGGAGGCAGGAGCGATTATCAATACTCGCGATAAAAAACCCTGGTTCTTTAAAAGGGGGTCTGACAAAATTTTTTGAGCAATGTAGGGTTGTATCATCAAGTGCATGGAGACGCGGCGTCCAGATATGATACTGACCCCATCTCCTCCCCGAACACGTTTGATGGGCATACCATCCCAAATTTGGGAGAGGGTGGATATGGTGTTGAGTTTATTGTCTTCTGACATGCTATAGCCCCCAATAAATCGACCGCCTTCCGTCGAAAAGACGCCCATGCGGGGTTGCGCTTTTGGAAATAGTTTACACAAACCTTCAACGGTGGGTTCCTCACAAATGAGCATTGGTAATAGAGGTTCACGCGGAGCGGATCCCATGGCATTCAGGGCAGATTTACGGTCTTGGCAGTTAGCATTATATTTTTTATCAAACAAAATTCTCTGCCGCTCTTGTTCCCATACATCTTGTTCATTCTTCCATTGATCATATTCATCCTGATATTGCTGGCTCAGGGTTCCCTCATAATCCTTAATGACCTGGATAGCTTCCGCGTCGGCTGAACTTTTCCGCTCGCCAGTCTCCGCAATGGATAGAAAAAAATTGGATAAAGGCCGTTTTTGTCCGAAAGGAAGGGTCACGTCAGAGCGGGATTGCATAATAAGAGAGACAGCGGCCAGGACGCTTTGGGCGCAAATGGCTTCGGGAGTTCGGGTTTTTTGGTGAATAGCTGTAACTACTTTGGCAAGGTAGGGGCCTAATGCGTAAACAGGATAGGGAATGGGGGAACTATGGGCAGGTTGCAAGGGTTGAGGGGGTTCGACCTTGAATTCTTCCGCCAAGGCCAGAATGTCTTTGACTTGAGTTTGGGTCATGGGGAGCTTCCTGTAATATATCGTTAAAATCTTTTGTTGAAGGAGGAACGGCAATCTTAACAAGACGCCCTTCATCAGCCCATTTTCTTGCGCTTAAATACGCAGCCTTTATTCCTGCTTCGTCTGGATCTGCTGCAATGATAATGGTTTGCGCCAAAGGAGGAGGGGGCAGGATCAAATGGGGCATGTTGGTTGCGGAAAGGGCAGCCCACACGCTAACGTCAGGAGGAGCAGCTACAGCGACGCTAAGGGCTGTTTCGATTCCCTCGCCAATGATAAGCGTTTCTCGGATAGGGCTTAAGGGTACACTGCCGCCCCGTAGTTTTCCGAGCATCATTTTATTGGGTTGGACGGGGGCTTTTCCTGAACCATCGTGTTTAAGATAAGTACGATGCAGCCCAATGAGACGGTCTGGCCAATAGATGATAGAACCAACCATACATGGCCATCGGGTTCGGGTGAGCGCATGAAAGTGATTGGGAAGATAGCGTAGGGTAGATGGGATCGTCCCTGTTAGCCCACGGAAATTTAAATACCGTTCCACTGTCGTATTCTCAGGGGGTTTAGCTGATTCCCATAACTTTAAAATGAAAGAATGGTCTACAGAGGGTAAGAGATGTTTATCATCAGAGCGAACTTTAGATAACTTTAGATGAGCTTTAGATGCTGAAGATCGGCAGAAATAAACATCTTTTGATGGTTTAGGTGGTTTAGATGGTGGGTAAGTGGAATTATTAAGCAACCGTTTGTTATACAGTTCCTGGAGAATTTGATCAAAAGGACACCCTGCATAACAATGCAACAATAATTGGCCGCCTTGGCCTAATGCAATGGAAAGGCTTGGTGTCCGGTCATTATGGGCAGGACACAGACATGTCCAACCTTGGCCGTATGGGTGGGCTTTTCCAAGCATTCGGGCTATTTGTGCTGTATCCTCAGATGTCAAGCCAGTCATGCAATGCCTTTCAGTCCATTTCCGACTTGATTGGCTGCTTCAAGGAGAGGGTCGCCTACTAAATGGGCATATCTCTGTGTTGTTTGTATGCTTTTATGCCCTAACAGCTTTGAAAGATAGTATAGGTCTACCTTTTGTTTAATGGCCATTGAAGCAAAGGTATGCCTGAGATCATGGATCCTCACATCGGGCAAGTTGGCTTTTTCCCGAATACGGTACCATGCTTTCCTTAAGTTCACTAGGTGCGCTTGCTCTTTCTTTCCACTGATAACATAAGGGTTTCTCTCTTCCCGATGGCATGCTTTTAAAAGCTCCAGGGCTTCCGCCGAAAGGTAAACAACCCTGGATCCTGTTTTGCTGTCTGACAAGTTCAAACATTGCCGTTCAAAATCTACTTCTCTCCATTGAAGGGTCAAAATTTCACCAAGGCGGCATCCGGTAAGAATCAAAAGGCGGATAGCCAAAATTGCGGATGGCATCGAGCCGCCTGTTTGTTCTTCCTCAGATAATACGACGGCTAAACGCTCCAGTTCTTCCGAGCTTAAAAAATATTCTCGTTTGTTTTCCCGGTTTTTAGGGATATGGCGGCAGGGGTTGGAACCATCAGGACGGTACCCCCATAGTTCAGCCAGGTTAAGGGCTTTTGATAAAAGGCTTAAGACACGGTTAGCGGTAATAGGCATATCCTTCAAAGAAGAATGAAGCCCCAACACTTCTTCGCGTGTTAAAGAAGCGACTTTAACATTCCCTATTGAGGGCAATATTTGGTTTTTCCATAACAAGCTATCTCTTTTCTGGCTCGATGGTTTTTTACGGGGCGCATATTCAACTGTATACCGTGCAGCTAATTCTCTAATTGTTGGATCCATTGTCTTTGATGCATTTTTTGTATTTGCTGAAGGTTCCTTGCCATGAGTCAGGCTATTGAGCCATTGGCGGGCCACACCACGCGCTTCTTCACACGTTATAATGGGATGGTTCCCAATCTTTTTCCAACGTTGGATCCGGTTACGGTCTCGGTATACCAAAAAATAACATCGCTTTCCTTTAGGCGTGACCTTTGCCATAAACCCTGTGAGTTCGTTATCCCACAATAAGGTATCCTTGTGGCCTGGTTTAGTTGATTCTATTAGTCTTTTATTGAGCTTGGGCATGTTCCTCTCCTTGTAAATTTGTTGTCGAAAAAGCACTAACAAATAACAATTGGAGGAGTCAAGTCAAAACCCATATTCAGGCTTATGGATTTTTATGGGATGAGTGATTATCTAGGAAAATAGCCAATTAAAGCGTTATGCTGGATGTATGAAAAAACCATTATATTTGGGATTGCGGAATCATAATCCGCGTGTCGGGGGTTCGAGTCCCTCCTCCGCTACCAAGCGATTGAAGGTTTTTCCCCTCTCTTAGAATAAAGCTGAAATCCGGTTGCCTGATTCAACAGCCGCTTCCATCGT